AATTTTCCGGTTAAATTAGCTGATCCAGATCCTTCAGAATATATTTTAACTTCTTCTAAATTTACGCTTGACGGAATTTCTGGTTGTACATTAAGAAATATTTTAGGATCAAATACTCTTGAAGTTATAAATGCATCAGGTGCTAGTATAAAAGATGGAATTGGTAATTATAATGCTGCATCCGGTACAGTAAATTTAATTGATTTTGAACCTTCTGCTATAGAAGGTTCTTTTATAAAAATTTCTACTACGCCATTAGATCAAAGCACAGTTAAGCCTTTAAGAAATTTTATATTAAAGTTAGATACTGATTTATCTAGAGCTATAGCAACAGTGGATTATCAGAACACATTATCAGTAATTAGTTAATCATGTCACACACTCTAAAAGATTTAAATCGAAGAAATCCTACTTTAAGAACTTCAAAAGTTAATGAAATTCTTCCTGAATATTTTCAAGAAGATAATAGTAAACTTATAAGTTTATTAAAAGAATATTACAAATACCTAGATAGTGATCAAGCTCAAGGATTTGGATATAAGATTCAAGATTTAATCTATGCTAGAGATGGCGATCAAACTTCAGTTTCAAATTTAGATGAATTAATTAAAGAAATAGGAAATGGTTTACAAGCATCTTCTTTCTTTGAAAAACCAAGACTTATGGCTAAATTACTCGGAGAATTTTATAGGACAAAAGGTTCACGAAATTCGGCAGAAGGTTTTTTTAGAGGATTTTTTAACGAAGAAGCAGAAATAACATATCCTAAAGACCAGCTATTTATTGTAGGTGAATCACAAGTTGGTTATGAATCTCAAAAATTTATTCAAAATAACGGAATATATCAAACGTTTTCTATATTAATTAAGTGCGGTATTTCTACAGTTGATTATGAAAATCTATATAAAAGATTTGTACATCCTGCAGGGTTTCATTTTGCTGGTCAAGTTTTAGCTGTTAACGAAGGTATTATATCTTTAGCAGGTGTAGGTACAGATCCACTTGCAGTTGATAGTGCTCTTCCAACGTATCTCAACGAAGCTTCAATAACTACTATGTCTGCACCATTTTCTGATCTTACCGGAATATTAGATTCAAGTGATGGTACTGGGGTCAGAGTTAGAACTGATCAGTTAATAAGTGTTTATTCTTCTCTTACTGCAACACAACTTAATAATTATTATTTTTCTGTTGAAGAAATAATACAATCAAATTCATATACATTTGATGACAGTACACCAACTGCAAGACCGGATTTTTCACTTACTCTCGAGACAATGGATAACGAAATATTTACAAGATATACCAGTGACTCTGCTCATTAAGTATATAAATAAGATAAACAAATTGGATTAAATATATGACTAGACAAACAATTTCTACAGGTAGTTCAGCAAATGACGGTACCGGAGATACACTTCGTTCTGCAGGTACTAAAATTAATGCTAACTTCGTTGAATTATATAATTTTTTAGGCGCTGAAGGTGATAGTTCTACACTAGCATCACGTGTCAAATTTCAAGATAGCGCAGTAGTATTTGAAGGATTTTCGGCCGATGCGCATGAAACAAGAATTTCTGTTATTGATCCTACCGGAGATAGAGCAATTAATTTTCCAAATGCTAGTGGAATTGTAGTAGTAGATACTGATACTCAAACGTTAACTAATAAAACACTAACCTCGCCTAAAGTTGGAACTGCAATTGCTGATACTAATGGTAACGAATTAATTAAAGTTACTGCTACTGGTTCTGCAGTTAATGAATTTACACTTGCAAACGGTGCTTCTACAACTGGGCCAACATTATCAGCAACAGGTGGTGGATCTAATTTAAATATATTCTTGACATCAAAAGGTACTGGTTCTGTACAAGTTTCAAAAGCCGCATTTACATCAGCTACAATATCTGGTGATGGAGATGCATCTGATGCAGCAACATATATAATATGTAATAAAGGTTCTGCTTTAGCCGTAGGGTTAAATGATGGAACAACAGTTGGAGAATATAGAATATTTACTAATAAAGGAGCAGGCGTCGCTACAGTAACTCCAGATAATTTTGCTGGAGGTGCATCATTCGCACTAGCACAAAATGAAGGATGTACATGTGTGTGGGATGGTTCTAATTGGTTTTTAGTTGGAAATCAATCTGCAATGACAATAGCGTAAGGGATTAAAAATGACAGCAATTATAACAGATAAACTTAGATATAATTTTAGTAAGTTATTATTTGATGAAATGATAATCGGTGGTGCTCATTCAACATTGGGTGGAGATAGTGCTGAATTTTATATTGGTATAGGAAAATCAGATCAATACGATAGTGCTGATGATACTACTATTAATCCTTTAAGACATACGAAAGATGAAAGAGAAGCCAGAAATAATGTAGAATCAATAATGAAAATACCGACAGGTCAAATTTCATATGTAATTCCTAGATATAACTGGACAAGTGGTTCAATTTATAGTGCATGGTCAGATCATCAAGTTGGATATCCAACTAATTCTTACTATGTTATGACAGAAGATAATCAAGTTTATATGTGTGTTCAAGCTAGTATTTCTTCAAGCGGATCTGCTAGTGCTTCAACCGTAAAACCTGATTGGACAGCTCATGGAGTACCTGGAGCTAGTCCAGATAAAAGAAATGTATTTAAAACTTCAGATGGATATGTATGGAAGTTTATGTATGAACTTACTGCTTCAAAAGCCGCAACATTTTTATCTTCAGGATATATACCAATTCAAGATGTAGATTCTGCAGGAGCAACTACTGCTGCAGAAACAGATCAATTAACAATTAAAGCCGCAGCTGCTAATAGAGGTGGACAAATTATTGGTGCAGAAATAGTAAGTGCTGGTACTGGATATAGTACAGCTCCAAATATTACAATTAAAGGAGATGGATCTGGTGCAGTAGCTACATGTACAATATCTGGAGGAGCAATTACTTCAGTTACAATGTCGGCAAATGCTGCAATTCAAATAGGCGATTCTGGATTTGGATCTGGATATAATGTAGCAAGAATGGAATTAGATTCTGGTAATGGAAGAATAAGACCGATTATTGCACCGCGTGATGGATTTGGACATAATATGATAGAAGATTTAAAATCAACATCTATTATGGCTGTAGTAAAACCTGCAGGTACACAAAATGGTGCTTTTAATGTTAGTAACGATTTTAGACAAATAACACTATTTAAGAATTTAACTTTATCAGATAGTGGTTCTGCTGGACCTATTTCTCAACTTGCAGAAGCTCGAGCAAACAGAAAATTAACTCTTCAAGGAGCTATTGGATCTATTTCAGCAGACCAAAAATTAACAGGTGATTCTGGTACAGTAGCTTGGATCGATCAAGTAGATAGTAACGGTGGTGGAAAAGGTGTTGTATATTATCATACTAATAATCAATTTATAATATCTAATAAAGGTCCCGGAATTTTTAAAGGTTCTGAGACTGTAACAGGAGCAAGTGCAGGTAGCGGAATAGTAGATTCAGATTCATTAGTAACATTGGATCCATATAGCGGAGATTTACTATACATAGATAGTAGAGCACGAGTTGTTAGAGGTGCAGCTCAAACAGAAGATATTAAAGTAATAGTAACGGTATAAAATATGGCAACAACTCTTACAGATACAACATTCTCTGGTACATACCAAGACAATTTTAAAGATAGCGATAACTATCATAGAATATTATTCAATGGCGGTAAAGCTCTTCAAGCAAGAGAACTTACCCAAATGCAAACTATTATTAATAGAGAAATTGAAAGATTTGGTTCAAATATCTTTAGAGAAGGTGGTGCAGTTAATGGTGGTAATATTACTATTAACAATAGTGTTGAATTTATTAAACTAGCTACTAGTCAATTACCAGCTGATACTGATGATATTTTAAATAAAGAATTTACGGTCAAATCTCCAAACCCTGCAGTAAAAATAAAAATTCTAGAAATAATTACGGCCATTGGTTCTGATCCAGATACTCTTATAGTTGAATATGTTTCAACTTCTGCAGGAACTTCTGGTTCAACTCCAATTCGAGTCGGAACTGGTCATGTATTAGAAAATTCAGTATTAGGTTCCTCATATGATATGACAGTTGCTTCAGTTAATGCTTCTGGTAAAGGTAGCAGAGTTAGTATTAGTGAAGGAAGCTTTTTTGTACAAGGGCATTTTGTATTTACTCCTAATCAATCATTATTTCTTTCAAAATATACTAATGCTCCAACCGAAGATATTGGATTTAGAGTTCATGAACAAGTTGTAGATATTACTGATGATACTACGCTTTATGACATATCAAACGGAGTAGACAATCCAAATACTGCAGCTCCTGGAGCTGACAGATATCAGATAAGATTAATATTAACTACAAGAACTTTAGCCGGTACAGATCCATTCGTATATCTTGCTAGAGTTGTTGATGGAAAACTTGCTGATGAAGTAACAGTAGATGAATCTTATAATGCTATTAATAATGTTTTAGCTACAAGAACAAAAGAAGAATCCGGAGATTATATTGTTAAACCATATAATATTGGATTTACAAATGTAGACTCTGCTAATTTGACTCTTAAAGTTTCTGATGGTATAGCTTATGTTGATGGTTATAGATTAGAAACAGATGAAATATCAATAAATATACCAAAACCTAAAACTACTGTAACTATTAATAGTGAATCAGTAGCAGTTAATTATGGTAACTATGTTTTAGGATATGGAAACGATATAACTGGAGACGGTTCTCTTTTAGCTAAAGTTAATCAAAGTCTTCCTGATATTACGACTAATAAAAGATTTAATTTAAGAAGTGCAGTAAATCATGGAGGATCTACTATAGGTACTGGCCGTTGTCGAGCAATCTATAGAGATGCAAATGGATATTTTAGATTTTACTTATATGATATAAGAATGAAATCTGCTAATTCTTTTAATGAAGTAGTAAGTTTTGGAACTAGCGCAACTGATTATGTTAATGTAGTATTAGAAGGTGGTCAAGCAGTATTAAAAGGTACTGCTAATAATTCATTATTATTTCCATTACCTAGATCTAGACCAGCATTTGATGGTATAGAAGGCGTTCAAATGATCGCTCAGAAAAAAGTAACAGTAGGTCCAACTGGTGGAGGAGCTTCTACATTAACTAACGTAGGCGGCGGTGATATTACTACAGGAATTAATGAATATTCTGGTGGAACAAATTGGGTAGTAACAGGTACAGACTCTGCTATAGTTCCAGCAGTCGTATCAGGAGTTGGTGCTAACTTTGATCTTGCTGGATTAGAAGGTTCTCATTCTTATCACGTTTATTCACAAGTAAAAATCGCAGGTAGTACAAACTTATCTCAAAGAAGTAAAACATTAACTGAACGTGCAATAACAAAAGAATATCCAGTAGCAGCCGATTCTGACGGAGCTGGTGGAGACGCATTTATTAGTTTAGATAGAGCCGACATTTTTGCTGTAAAATCAATAAAAGTAAAAGATTCTAATGGAGCAGATATAAGTTCTAATTTTATTGTAGATAATGGTCAAAGAGATAATTATTATGGTATAGGTAGAATAATTCCAAAAACTGGTGTTAGTATTCCGTCTGATAATATTTTTATTAGATTTCAACATTTTGAGCATGAAGATACTTTAGCCGCAACTCTTGCTGGACGAAGATGTTATTTTGACGTGACATCTTATAAAAACCAAACTACTCCAGCTAACGGTGGTCAAGGAGTTATACATTCAGGTGTTGACTATGCAACTATTCCAAATCATACACTTGCTGATGGTTCGACAATTAATCTTAGAGATGTATTAGACTTTAGACCAGTAGGATTTAAGCAAAACGTTCTTCATTCAGATCCATCACATCTTGGTACTGCTAATAATAATGCATTTAATTTATCTTTTGATTCTGATGGTGCTGGTAGTAATCCACTTATTCACTTATTACCTCAACCTGGAGCAAGTCCAACTGTTAATGTAGATTATTATTTACCAAGAAAAGATATTCTAGTAGCAGCAACTAAAGATGTAAGAGGCAAAAGAATACCAACTGGTGAAATAAGATATATTCAAGGTACTCCAGCAATAGAGCCTAAATATCCAACGATTCCGGCCGGAGCTTTGCCTATATATAATATTCATTTAAATGCCAATACTTTAGATGAAAATGATTTAGAAACTGAAATGATTCCGGCTAGAAGATTTACTATGGCTGATATCGGTGCAATGGAACGAAGAATTGATCAGATACAAGAACTGACTGCTCTTAGTCTTTTAGAAGTAGAAACTTCATCATTAAGTGTACTTGATTCTTCAGGAAATACTAGAACTAAAGCAGGATTTTTAGTAGATAATTTTAAAGATTATGCGTTTACTGATGCAGCTGGAGGTCAGCAAAGAGCTGTTATTAATAACTTAGAAGGGTTATTAACTCCAATGAATTTTCCGAGAAATACAAGATGGTTATACGATTCATCTGGAGCAAGTACTACTAAACATATGGGAGATATGCTATTTTTAGGAATGAGTGATTCTTCTGTAACATTCATTGATCAAAATATTGCTACTCGAACTATGAATATTAATCCATTTGCTGTTATAACTTCAGATGGTCATATACTTCTTTCTCCAAAATCAGATAACTGGATAGAAACAAAACATGCACCAGATAAAGTTGTAAAGAAAACAGAAATAATACAATTACCAACTTTTATTAGTGATAATAATTTGGGTAATC